TCGCAGCACAGGTCGATTTTGGAGACGGCTCTTAGAGCGAAGCTCATCAGCATAAAGGGCATAAAGCGCGTAATACGGTTTACGCCAATGTACGACAAAAAACAGCGTCTTTTTGAAGTGTCGTTTGCCGCAGAGACAGAGGCAGGGCTGCTTGAAAGCTCATGGGCAAGCAATGGAGGTACTGAATGGAATACGGTTTAACTGAAAAAGGGTTTGTTGCGAAACCGTTTGCGGTAATACTCGAAGAAGAGAGGCAAGCATGGAAAGCTACGTTTGGGTATGAAATTGATACTTCCACAGATACGCCGGAAGGAGCGTACATTGGAGTACAGGCTGCGAAGCTGGTACAGCTTTGGGAAATGATGGAAGGGCTTTATGCAGCAGGAGACGCAGATACGGCTTCCGGTATATACCTCGACCGACTTGTATCGTTTGTAAACGTGGAAAGAAAAGCTGCGGAAGCAACGCAGGTGTATGCGGCTTTATGGGGAGACGAAGGAACTGAATTAAAAGCCGGCCATTTGTCGAAGATGTCGAGCACTGGTGACCATTTTGCATTGCAGGGAGATGTAGTAGTCAATAGAGAAAGGCTGCTTGGTTTCGGTGTAAAAATAATTGAGTTGGCAGCCGGAACTTATACGCTGTCCATTGACGGCCGCATAATATCTTACTCCTCAGAAGAGGAAGAGGATGAAGAAAGCATACAAGAGGGCTTGTTAGCTGCCATTGAAGAAACATTTCCAGATATTTTTGAAGCCGTAAACAACGGAGGCGACGGGCTTGAGATACATGTTAAAGCCGGCATAGTGCCTTTTGTCCTGTTCTGTGACGATCCTAAAATTAAAATCGTATCCCTTGGCGCTCTTGGGATATACCGAGCCATAGTAGCCGGCGCATTGTTTGTCAGTATAGGATCGTTGGACAAAATAGTATCCAACGTATCTGGCATAGAAAGCATTGTGAATTATGCTTCCGGAATAACAGGCCGTGAAAAAGAAAGCGATGCCGAATTGCGGATCGAAAAGAATAGCCGGCAAAAACAGGCATCGGGGAATGAACTCGCTATAAAGAATGAAATAGAGAAAATCCCAGGTGTAATGTATTGCAGGGTGTATTCCAACAGGACAATGGTCCCGATTGAGGGACGCCCGGCGAAATCATACGAAGCCATTGTAGTCGGCGGCATTGACCAGAAAATAGCGGAGACGATTTTTGAAAAAGGTCCAGGAGGCATTGAGCCATTTGGAAGCACTATCGTCAGGCTAAAAGACAGCCAAGGTTTTCCATGGGACATCGGTTTCTCACGTCCGCAAAATAAATATGTTTGGGTAATGATCGCTATCCAGAAAAACCTTGAGGAAACTTTTCCGGCTAATGGCATTGAGTTGATAAAAAACAACATCGATACATGGGCTGCCGAGGAACAAGGCGTTGGCGTTGATATTATTTACCAGAAATTGAATAAACCTATTTATGAAGTGCCTGGCATAAAGACCGCTGACATAAAAATTGCAGTTACAGATACACTCACGCCGCCGGAAGAAGAGGAATATGCATCTGCGAACATTGATATAACTGAACGGCAAATTGCCTTGTTTGACAAGTCAAGAATAATAATTTCGGAGATTGCCTGATGAAGTTTGAAGCGGTAGATTTCAGCGCCTATAACAAACCCCCATACCTTCCTCAGACGTATGCCCGCGGCGAAACAAAAAAGCTCGTATCCTTCGACGACGCGCAGTATGAGGAGATAGACAGGCTGATCCGTCAGGCATCGAACCAGTACGACTTGGAAAAAGTGAAAGGGATTTTGCTTGACCGCATTGGGAAAATCTTAGATGAAAAAAGAGATGCCAACGATGACAAGATGTATCGAATACTGTTGCAGCTCCGCATATTGTTGAATACCACGAAAGGAACGGTTAACGATATTATAAAAGTAGTAAAATTTTTCTACAGCAGCGAAGTAGTGCATATTGTTCCGAACTATCCGGCTGGAATATCTATCCTTCACGACGGCGAAGGCCCGTCGTTAAACTTCAATAGGATTATTGAGCAAGTGGTCGGTGCCGGCATTGCCTATGATACTAAGGAACTGTTTGACTATAGCGATGCAGTTGCATTGTTTGATGAGCCTCATATACAGGTTGGACGCGATGATATAGATTTTTTCCGCAAGCCATTAAAATTCAACGGCGCCGTGAAGTTTGACGGTGTAACGCGAAATGACTATGTATCTGCATACGGAAAGTTTGACGGCAAATTTAAATTTGATGGCAAGCTCAAGTTTAGCGGTATTGGTAAAGCAATAGCCATACTTGAACATCAGCCGGTGCCGCCGTTTAAGTTTGGTGCAAAATCCGCCATCCTCGACGTGCTTGAATATACCGTCAACGGAGGACATGAAGTAGACAGCCCCAAAGCAAGGCTGTGCTTCGACGGCTCGGTAAAGTTTAGCGGCGGATCTAAGTTCAATGCCATCAGCCAGTATTCCATAAATGATTCTTCAATTCCCATAACGGAGAGGAAAAACCTTGAAGATCAAGCAGACCCTATAATTGAAACTACCGAAACCGCTGTAGTGAAGAGCGTAGAAGACAACACGAAAAAGGTGAACAAGTTTGATGGAAGGTCTAAGTTCAATGGGAGGACACAGTTCGCTATCGACTATGTGGACAGGGCTGTTATGGGAATGCCCAGCAGCGGCAATCCTAGCGATAACGTAAATGTTGGCGAAGCCGATTTTGTAATCGGCATGAGGAAGCACCATAAGTTTAACGGAGCCTATAAGTTTGACGGCTCAATAAAATTTGACAGTTCGGCACTTATCCCGTTGGGGTAAAAATAAATTGCAGGAGGCAAACATGGAAGAGATATTAGATAAAATGCCTGTGCGCGGCATTTTTGAGATGAAGGTTTTTGAAGACGGAAAGCTAATCGAAGAAATCCTGGAAGAAAACCTTGTCGTGAACGGCGGAAAGCTGCAGATGGCTCATCTGGTAGGTGGGGACACAACGGGGCGAAGCATTACGAAAATCGCCTTTGGAACAAGCGGCGTAGACCCTGATCCGGCTGACACCATTATCACAAACCAGTGGGCGAAGCCGATTACAAGCGTTTCCTACCCAGAAAATGGCAAAGCGCAATTCGACTGGAACTTGCTCGTAACGGAAAACAACGGAATGGCGATCCTTGAAATGGGACTGGTTACAGCAGACGGCGTACTTTTTGCCCGTAAAACTAGGACAAATCCGATTCACAAGGCGTCGGATATTAGCATGGAAGGGCATTGGACAATTATTTTTTAGTTCAATTTTAGATTAAGCCAATAGGAGGATATTATGGCTAACATACCCGAACCCGTAGACCCCGGCTTTCCGCCGGTTTATCAATGGGATGTCGAAGATGATGTGCTTGGCGGATCAGGTGGAGCCGCTACGCTTCCGGTGAAGCAGCTCGTTGAGAGGTCTGCTTATATAAAAAAAGCGGTTGAAACAGAAGCTGCTGACAGAGGTCAGGCGGTTGGAGATCTGCAAGGTCAGATAAATGTAAACCGCGAAGGCATAATTGAAAACGCCGCCAACATTGCCGCTATGAAAGGGCGCGGCGGTTATCTCATGGCTTTCGACTTTGGAACGGATACGCCTTCACAGCAAGAGCTTAACGACTACGCGCTTACGCAAATCTCAGTACAAGACCCGATGGAGATATGGAACGGCACCCATGTCAAAAACCTTTACAACGGCAGAGTATTTGTTTTGACGAATACTCCAGAAACAGAGCCCCCGATCTTTGAATGGACGGATAACGGTTTTGACGCCGTAGACATTGCAAACAACACCGGAGGGCTTGGTGTTCTCAGGGGAAGTCTTGAAGAAGGCTATCTTGCAATCGAACCGGCAACCGGTAAAGGAAAATTAATTCTGCCTACCGGCTTGGCTGCTGCAAACGCTATGCCGATTATATCGCGTTACAGGCCATGCGTAATACCCACTGGCAGGAGACAGCTTACGATCCGCAGAGGAACGTATATTCCGCTTGAAATTGGCGGAGTAGACCGCTGGCTCAAGGCAGATGAAAACATTGTCCTCAATGTTGAAACTGTTATGGGAACTGCTCTCCAGAACGGGAAGTCATATACCGTTTTCATTGTTGAGGACGGCGACGGCTTGGACATTAAGATCGACACAGCCGATGTACCGGATGGGTACACCTCAGATCAGGTACGTGCTATTGGCGGCTTTGATACCCTCTGCGTTGACGCCGGAACTGGAATGAGTTACATCTTGGGCGGCAACCAGTTTGATCATCCGCTGAATGGGTATTTAGCCGGAGACATCCTTCCTCAATCGGTGTGGTGTCTTAACCATCGTCCGCACAGCAGTCCGAAGGGGATGGTATATATTCCTACGTTAGACTTCTGGTGCGATATTTATTTGCAATCCGGGACTGGTCCGAATACAAAGTCTGTGTATCAAGGCGCAATCACCAGAAGCCGTCAATACGTAGATTTTGTAGAGGATCAGTTCTGTGTCGATAAATCACTGCTCAATGATGAGGAATTCGCGGCGGCAATGCTTGGCAGCAATGAGCAAACGGCAGTACTCGGAGCCAGCGAAAACGGGGCAACTACAGGCGGAGCTGGAGGCCGTTATGATACCGCCAATAGGCGAATGTTATCCATCTACGGGTGTGAGGAAGGGTGTGGATCGGTATGGCAATGGCTGGCCACGACATCGGCGGCTGGAGGGACAGGCTGGAACGCGCAGAGCGGAGGGAAAGGGCAATATTATGGCGGAGCATACGCTCTGCTGGCGGGGGGCT